ACGGAAGAAGCAATCGAGGATAATCTTTATGATCGCCTCGCCTCTCGCTATACGAAAGCTTTGGCACGCAGCATGGCCAACACCAAACAGGTGAAGGGCGCAGCTACGCTGAACAACGCTTTTGATAGCACGTTTGCTGGTGGTGATGGTAAGGAGCTTTGTGCTACTGACCATCCTCTTGTAAACAATGGATCGCTTCGTAACGAGCCCAGCACCGATGCTGACTTGAACGAAACCAGCCTTGAGAATGCTCTTATCGACATTGCAGCTTATGTTGATGAGCGCGGCCTTAAAGTTTCGGTTCGTGGACAAAAGTTGATTATTCCTCCCGCACTTCAGTTCGTGGCGGATCGTCTTCTTGAGTCTACTCTTCGTCCAGGTTCTGCGGACAACGATGTTAACGCAATGCGTAACATGGGTATGCTCCCGCAGGGTTACGTTGTTAACCACTATCTGACGGACACGGACGCATTCTTCATTAAGACGGATGCTCCTCGCGGTTTCGTTCACTTTGAACGTATGCCGATGTCTACGAAGATGGAGGGCGACTTTGATACAGGCAATGTACGGTTCAAAGCCCGTGAGCGTTACAGCTACGGTTACTCTGATCCTCGTTGCGTGTACGGATCTAAAGGCGCATAAGCCTACGGGGGAGAGGAAACTCTCCCCCGACTTATTCCTGGGAATTTTAGCCCTAGCGACTGTCCCAGCAGACGCTTACGAAGACTCTAGGGCCTATCTCTCGTAAGGAGAACACAAAATGGCTAACACAACATTTAACGGCCCAGTACGTTCCGAAAACGGATTCGAAGACATCAGCATTGCTGCCGTTACGGGCGTGGAAACCACCAACAGCACCTACGGCACCAATGCTACAATCGG